AGCCCAAGACCATTGCCAAGAAAACTGCGCGTTTTAGGTAACGCCGAGGAACCATCATGCCGATTGACAAAGCTGTAAATCCTGCCCCGTCCATGGGCATCATTGCGCTGAACGATGCGCCGGTTGAGATTGAAATCGAGATCGACGAAGACGGCGGTGCCACGGTTGCAATCGGCAGTGACGAAGCCGAAGAGGTGGACTTCTATGCCAACCTCGCGGGTGTGATCGAGCCCGAGGTCTTGGCCAAGATCTCGATCGATGTGTCGTCGATGTTCGAGGCGGACAAGGGTTCGCGGTCAGACTGGGAGAACATGTTCGCCAAGGGCCTTGATCTTCTTGGCTTGAGGATGGAAGAGCGCACCAAGCCTTTCCGTGGCGCGGCGGGCGTGGCGCACCCCATGCTGATGGAGTCGATCATCCAGTTCCAGGCGCAAGCGCTCAAAGAGCTGATGCCGGCCGGCGGCCCCGTGCGCACGCAAATCATGGGCAAAGAGACGGTAGAGAAGTACCAGCAGGCGGGTCGCGTGCAGGACTTCATGAACTACCAGATCACAACCGTGATGGAAGAGTACACGCCGGAGTTCGACCAGCTCTTGTTTTACACGGGCTACGGCGGCTCGACGTTCAAGAAGGTCTACTACGACCATCAATTGAAGCGCATGGTGTCCAAGCTGTGCTTGGCCGATGACGTCTACATCCCGTACAACGGCTCAAGTGTCGTGTCCCAGTGCCCGCGACTGACGCATCGCATCGCGATGGACTCAAACGAGTTCAAGAAACGGGTGCTTGCGGGCGAGTATTTGGACATTCCGATCGACACGTCGGCGACGCCGGCGGATCCGAGCCCCATTCAGGCGGCCACCGACAAGGTGGTGGGGATTCAGCCGACGGATGATATTGGGGAGGTGTTCCTGCTTGAGCAGTTGGTGGACTTGGACATCCCCGGATTTGAGGACAGGGACGAGGAGGGCAGCCCGACGGGGGTGAAGTTGCCCTATGTGGTGACGTTGGCCGAGGACACGAATCAGGTTGTGGGCATCCGTAGGAACTGGCGGGAGGAGGATGAGCAGAAAAACCGTCGGAACTACTTCGTACACTACGTCTTGGTCGAGGGGCCGGGGGCCTATGGCCTTGGTTTTGTGCACTTGATCGGTGGTTTGTCAAAGGCGGCGACCAGTGCGATGCGTCAGTTGATCGATGCGGGCACGTTGGCGAACCTTCCGGCAGGATTTAAGGCAAAAGGTGCACGGATCGCGGACGATTCTGACCCGATTCAGCCTGGAGAGTGGCGCGATATTGATGCGGGCGGGGCTGAATTGACGGCTTCGCTCATGCCGTTGCCGTACAAAGAGCCTAGTCAGGTTCTTTTTGCGCTGTTGGGCTTCTTGGTGGACGCTGGAAAGCGGTTGTCGAGCACGGCCGACATGCAAGTAGGCGACGGAAACCAGTATGCGCAGGTCGGAACGACGCTGGCGCTCTTGGAACGGGGCTCGATGGTGATGTCGAGCATCCACAAGCGCCTGCATTACGCGCAAACGCTCGAGTTCAAGCTGCTTTTTGAGGGCTTTGCGCATTATTTGCCCGACGAGTACCCGTATGACGTGCCTGGAGCAAGCCGCCGGATCAAAAAGGCGGACTTCAGCAACATGGTGTCGGTGCTTCCGGTCGCTGACCCCAACATTTTTAGCACTGCACAGCGCATTCAGCTCGCGCAAATGCAGCTTCAGCTTGCCCAGAGCGCCCCGAACATGCACAACATGTACGAGGCGTACTATCGGATGTATGCGGCGCTCAACATTCGTGACATTGACGGCATTTTGTTGCCGCAAAACACGAACATGCCCCGCGATCCGGCGTCCGAGAACAGTGATGTGTTGAACGGAATGAAGTTGAAAGCCTTTGCTGGACAGCAACATGACGCGCACATCGCAGCGCATCTGATGATGGGCATGTCACCGATGCTTCAGGCCAATCCGATGGCTGCAATTGAGCTGCAAAAGCACGTGCTGGATCACATTCGGCTCAAAGCGGAAGAGGATGTTGAAGCGGATCTATTCAAGATGTACGGGACGGACCCGGATAGGATTGTTTCTGCAATCCAGAAGGAAGGCATGGTGGCGATTAAGGTTGCAACCTACATGCAGGAGATGAAGGACTTGCAAGGAAAGCTTTCAGGCGAGGGCGGAGAGGATCCGCTGGTCGAATTGAAGCGGCTGGAGATCCAACAACGCGCTCAAGCTGATCAACAGCGCATTCAAATCGATCAGCAAAAGCTTGGTCTTGACCAACAGAAGCTTCAGCAGAACAATCAGCTCAACCAACAGCGCCTGCGTTTGCAGGAAATCAAGACGATGCAGCCTAAAGGGGTTCCAAATGCCGCTTAAACGTGGGTCGAGTCAAAAGACCATCAGCTCCAACATCGGCGAGATGGTTCGTTCGTACAAAGAGTCGGGCAAGATCGGAACGAGTAAGCCCAAGAGCGTGAGCGCTGCAACTAAGCAGGCTGCGGCGATCGCCTACGAGAAAGCGGGCAAGGCAAAGAAGATGGCTAAGGGCGGCACGATGGTGTCGACGCCCAAAGGGGTCCAAAAGGCTGTGCAGATTGTGAAAAAGAAGGATGGCAATCGCCCAGTTCGCATATACTGAGCGACTTGTAGTACCGCTATCAGCCGGTGCGGTAAACCGGCTGCTTTCATGGAATCACCATGCTCGAGTTTGCAGAAGCAATTCTCAAGGAAGTCAGAAAGCTACAGCATCAGTCAGAGCAGATCGTGTTGAACGGCACGATTACTGACATGGAGCGTTATCGCTTCATGATGGGCCGCCTTGAAGGCTTGAAAATGGTCGAAGATTCCGTGAAAGCGCTCTTGAAGAAGCACACGGACGACGATTTACTTGACTAAGGGGTGACAATGAGCGCGACCGAGACTGTAGAAAGTGACAACCTGACGGCATTAGAGCGCAAGTGGCGCGACGAAGCTGAAAGCACGGGGCCTAGGCTTGAAGACTCGTATACCGAGTCGGGTTTTGACCCTGACAAGCTTCATGAAGCCGTTCTGGATCGTGTCCCAACGCCTACGGGCTGGCGGATTGCCATTCTTCCCTATCGCGGGGCCGAAAAAACCAAGGGCGGGATTGTTTTGGCTGAGGAGACTCAGCGCAAATCCAATCTTGCGACGGTTTGTGGCTACGTATTGAAGGTAGGGAGTTTGGCATACGCTGATGAGTCTAAATTCCCAACTGGCGCGTGGTGCAAGGAAGGGGATTGGATCATTTTTGGTCGCTACGCCGGGGCGCGCATCCCCATCGACGGCGGTGAGATCCGGCTCATCAATGACGACGAGGTTCTGGGCGTGGTCAGTGATCCTGAAGACGTTTTGCACATGTAAAGGAGAGCGGTATGAATACGGAGCAGTTGGAGTTCAAGATTGGAGAAGATGAAGAGCCGGCAACGGTTCAACTCAGCGAGGACGGCAAGTCCGAGCTTTTGGGAAAGCCTCAGCCGCCGGAGGTTGTTGCCACCGGCAGCGATCAAGGTGATTCGGCAGACCGAGGCGAGCTGGATCAATACAGCGAAAATGTTAAAAAGCGGATCGACAAGCTGACCGCGCGGCTGCGGGAGACGCAGCGTCGTGAACAGGCTGCTCTGGAGTATGCACGAAGCGTTCAGGCGCGCTCGCAGCAGATCGAACAGCAGTATCTGAGCACGGATCAGGCGCGTGTGGCCGAGGCGACGGGCCGTATTGAGACGCAGTTGATGGCGCTGAAGCAGATCATCAAAAAAGCGCGTGAAGAAGGCGACATCGATACTGAGACCGAGGCACAGCAGCGCCTGACCGCGTTGACCATGGAGCAGGCGCAGGTCCGGTCGCAGGAAGCGCAGCGACAGGCTCATGCGGAGAGCTTCGCGGCTCAACAGCAACAGCCCCAGCAGCCCCAGCAGCCTGTGCAACAGCGGCAGGTTGATCCGAAGGTAGAGGAGTGGGCCGAGCGCAACCCTTGGTATGGTCGAGACACGGCCATGACGCATGCGGCGTGGGGCATACATCGTCAACTGATTGAAGCGGAGGGGTTTGACGCCAGCTCAGACGAGTATTATCATGAGTTGGACAAACGTATTCGAGACGCCTTTCCACGGAAGTTCTCTGGTACGCCAAACGGGTCGACGCGTAACGTGCAGCCGGTCGCACCCGCTTCCAGATCATCTGGTGTTAACCAAGCTACACGCCGCACGGTTAGACTGACCCCGAGTCAGGTGGCCATTGCCAAAAAACTGGGTGTTCCGCTTGAGGAATATGCCAAGTACGTGAAGGATTGATCATGAGTGACGTTAAACCGACTATTGGGGCAGGCCCTGCCCTCAACCGTGCTTCGCGCGACTCTGAGTTGCGGGCGAAGATCACGCGACGTCGTCCGTGGCAGGCTCCTTCCCGACTGGATGCTCCTGAGCCTCCTCCGGGGTTCAAACATCGCTGGATAAGGGCGGAATCGGCCGGTATTCAGGATCGCACCAACGTGTCCGCGCGCTTGCGTGAGGGCTACGAGCTGGTTCGAGCCGAGGAGTATCCGGACTTCCACTCGTCCAGTCCTGAAGACGGTCGCCACGCGGGTGTGATCAGCGTGGGGTCGCTGCTTCTGGCTCGTATCCCTGATGAGACCGTTGAAGAGCGCAATTCATATTACCGGCAGCGAGCGGGAGATCAGCTTCAAGCTGCGGACAACGAGCTGTTGAAGGCCAATGCGCACTCAAGCATGGTCATCGAACGCCCGACCCGCAGGTCTCGCGTATCATTTGGCGGGTCGAAAGACCAGTAATCACGTTAAAGGAACTATCAAATGGCGAACGTTGACAAAGCCTTTGGTCTGCGTCCTATCGGCAATCTGTCCGCAACCGGGGCTCAAAAGCAGTACGGTTACGAGATTGCTGATAACCAGTCCGGGGCGATTTACCAAGGCGACTTGGTCACCATCGTCAATGGGTACGTCGTTAAATTTCTTCCCGGCACGCACGCAGCGGCGCTGGGGGTGTTTAACGGCTGCAACTACATTGATCCCACAACCGGAAAGCCGACTTGGAAGAATTTCTATCCCGGTTCGGTAAACATCACGCAGGGCAAGATCATTGCCGACGTGATTGACGACCCCAGCCAACTCTTCCTCATTCAGGCCGATGAAGACATCGAGCAGGCCGATATTGGCAAGAATGCGGATGTGGTGGGAACGGGGGGCAGCTCGACGACGGGTGTTTCGACGATGGAGCTGGATTCGTCCACCATCGCTGATACGGCTGCTCTGAACCTCAAGATCGTAGGTCTGTGGAATGTCCCGGGCAACGAGCTTGGTAACTTTGCCGTGGTCGTTGTGAAAATCAACGAGCATCTCTACGGCAGCACCGGCGTCAAAGCCGTAACCTGAGCCTAAAGGACATCCATCATGGCAATTTCACGTGCACAACTGGTGAAAGAGCTTGAGCCCGGTCTCAATGCTCTGTTCGGCTTGGAGTATAAAAACTACGAGCAGGAACACACCGAGATCTATTCGATCGAAACCTCTGACCGTGCGTTCGAGGAAGAGGTCATGGAATCGGGCTTTGGTGAGGCCCCGGTGAAGACTGAAGGCGCTGGCGTTGCATACGATCAGGCGCAAGAGGTCTACACGGCTCGCTACACGCACGAGACCATCGCTCTGGCGTTCTCGCTGACCGAAGAAGCCGTGGAGGACAACCTCTACGACCGTCTGTCGGCGCGTTACACCCGGGCGCTGGCTCGTTCGATGGCGCAGACCAAGCAGATCAAGGCGGCTTCCGTGCTGAATGGCGCGTTTGACACCTCGATCGGCGGTGACGGCAAGCCTCTTTGCGCTCTGGATCACCCGACGCTGGGCGGTCCCGATCTGAAGAACGAGCTGACCGTTCCTGCGGACCTGTCTGAGACCTCGCTTGAGCAGGCTCTGATCGACATCGCGGCGTTCACGGACGAGCGCGGCCTGAAGATCGCTGTCCAAGGCCTGAAGCTCATCATCCCGAAAGAGCTGATGTTTAC